ATTCCTATACTTGTTTGTTTATTTTTAATTAAATTAATTTTTGAGAATATATAAAATGATAGAAAAACTTGGCATTCCCTATAAGGGGAGTAAAAGAAAATTAGCAACTAAAATAGTTAATCACATAATAGAGAATAATCCTAATTGTAAATATATTTATGATTTATTTGGTGGTGGTGGAGCAATATCATTTAATGCAATCCAAAGACCACAAATAAAAAAAGTTTTTTATAATGAAATAAACACTGGGGTTGTTGAACTTTTAAATAAAATAAAAAAAGATGGTGTTACAGATGAATTTTACAAATGGGTTTCGAGGGAAGAATTTTATAAACATAAAAATGACAAAACTTGGTATAGTGGATTAATTCAAACTTGTTGGTCTTTTGGTAATAATGGTAAAGATTATCTTTTTTCTAAAGAAAATGAAAAAATAAAAAAAATTTACATAATGCAATTGTATATACAGATGAGAATAGCCTAAAACAAGCAAGTAAAATTTTAAATGTAAATATTCCTAATAATTTATTATATGAAAATGATCTATTTGGAGAAGTTGATAATAAAATTAATAGATGTAGATTGAGAATTATGAAGTTTATAAATAAAAGTATAAAAAATAAGTTTCAAGTAGAACGAATAGAACAAGTAGAACGAATAGAACAAGTAGAACAATTACAACAATTACAACAATTACAACAATTACAACAAGTACAACAAGTACAACAAGTACAACAAGTACAACAAGTACAACAATTACAACAATTACAACAATTACAACAATTAGAAATACTAAATAAATCATATAATGAAGTTATTATTAATACTCCTATTGATGAAACAATAATATATTTAGATCCACCATATAAAAATACTGGAAAATATCAATATAATATAGATTATATAAAATTTGATAAATATATAAAAAATAGTCCATATAAAATATATGTGAGTAGTTATGATTATGATGATTTATATTCAGTTTTAGAATTAGAACATAGATGTACAATATCTGCTAATTCAAACCAAAAAGTAATAGAAAAATTATTTTGTAATAGAAAAGAAGTTCAAAAAGAAAATAAATTAATGAATTTTTTTAATATAGAGGTTAAATAATGAATCAAATTCAAACATCAAATTTAGAACAATTTAAAAAACAATTAAATGGCAATAATAACATAATTAAGACAGAAAAAAGTAGTAAAAAAATAATACAAACTAAGAAGAATTTAGTATTATCTGTTCAATCAGATTTTGCAGGTTGTTCACATATTAGAAATATATGGTGGTTTAATTATATAAATGCTGTTTATGGAAAAGCTCAAAAATTTAATTGTGTTGTTGCTCCTTATTTTGTAACACAAAATGATTTACTTATGAGAGCAAGAACATTATGGTTTCAACGAGTGATGTCACCAAAACATTTAAATATTATAAATCAATACAAAAACAATAAAAATAAATTAAAGTATAAAATGGTGTATGATATTGATGATTATATTTGGGGTAAAAACGAATTACAAGGTGGTACTAAAGAAGATGGTATTCCATCTTATAATTTTGGTTCATATAATATGAAAAATGAAACAAAAAAATGTGCAATAGATATTATGAATCTTATGGATGTTGTTTGTGTTTCTTCAGATTATCTCGGAAAAATGTTAAAAGAACACGGTGTTAAAACTGATATAAAATTACTTAAAAATACAGTAATGCAATCTTTTTGGTCAACAAAAAAGAAACTTAAAATAAAAGAAAAGATAAAAAAACCTAAAATTTTATGGTCAGCTTCTCCTTCACACTGGAGTGAACAAAGAAAACTTAAAGGTGATATTGATAATGCTTGGTATGAATTTATTAGAAAAAATGTAATAGACAATAAAATAGAATTTATACAGATGGGAGGTCATATAGAACAAGATGGTATTCATGCACCATTTTTCTTTAGAGATCTTGAAAAATATGATAATTTTAAAACTATTGGTTGGTTAAATCCATGGCAATATCATTTAGCCATATTAGAAAATTCTGTAGATTTTTCTATAGCACCACTTGTTGATAATAATTTTAATAGATCAAAGTCTGATATTAAAATGATTGAATCTTATGCAAATGGTTCACTATTTATAGGAACAAAATTTCATTCAGGATTTGATTCACCTTATGATGATGGTTTTGTTAATCTTTATGATGATTGTTCTGTTAATGATATAGAAGATATTATTTCAGAACATTCAGAACCTGAAATTTATAATGATATTATTGATAATCAATATAAGTATATGCACGAAAATGGTAGATATACAGAATCTCCAAAATTTGTTAATTATTTTACATCTTTATTAGTTTAAATATCATTTGAGTTTTAAAAATTGTATTTTATTATTATAAATACTTACATTATTTATGTATAAGTAATGTAAGTATTATCCATTATAAAAAGAGGTTAATATGTCATATTTATCAATTTTCTATGATTCATTTAAAAATAAAATTATGCATAGATATATAGATGAACAAACAAATAGAATTAAAACTGAAGTTATAAATAATAAATTTGAGTATTATATAAGAGACAAATCTAATAATTCAGACACTCATGATGTTTATGGTAATTCTGTAATAAAAAAAGAAACAGATTATCGAGATGGTATTAAATCTATCATGTCAAGTGGTATTGGTACATATGAAACAGATTTACCACAAGATATAAAGTTTTTAAATAAAAGATATGGTAATAAAAATTTAGTTGCAGATGTTGATAATTTTAATATTTGTAATATTGATATTGAGTGCTCTAGTGAAGGGTCATTTCCATACCCTGATAAAGCAGATTATCCCATAAATGCAATAACATTAAAATCATCAAAAACAAAACAAGTTTATACATTTGGATTATATGAGTATACAGGAAATGATGAATCTGTTAAAAATTATATATGGTGTCCTGATGAAACTGTTATGTTAGAAAAGTTTCTTGCTTTTTTTAGAAAATGTAAATTCCATATTATGACAGGTTGGCATATAATAGGTTTTGATGTGCCATATATAATTAATAGAATGAAAAAATTATCTATTGATTATACTAAATTATCACCACATGGGATTGTGAATAAAAAAAGAACATATGAAGAATATACAATAGCAGGGATTTCGCAATTAGATTACATGAAATTATATAAAAGATTTACATTTTCGGATAGAGAATCTTATTCATTAAATTTTATATCTAAATATGAATTGGGTGAGGGCAAATTAGAATATGAAGGAACAATTAATAATATATGGAAAACCGATTGGAATAAATTTATTGAATATAATATTCAAGATGTGTTATTGGTTGATAAATTAGATAAAAAATTAAGATTTATTGAACTTGCTATTTCCATATGTTATGAATCACTGATTCCATTTGAGCAAGTTTTTGCTACAATACCTATGCACATAGGATATTGTTTAAAGTTTTTACATAATAAAAAATTAGTTATGCCTACAAGAATTGAAAGTGAGCATAAATCATTTCCAGGTGCTTATGTTTTTAATGAACCAGGTTTTCATAAATATGTGCTGTCCTTTGATGTTCAATCTCTGTATCCAACATTAATACGAATGTTTAATGTTGGTCCTGATACTATAGTTAGAGATCCAAAAAATGAAAATAAATTATATAAAACACCAATTTCTAAATATAAGGATTGGGAAAGTGCATCAGGTACATTTAAAGATATAGGTGGCATTTATTATCGCAATGATAAAAAATCAGTTCTTGCTGAAATTGTAGAAAGTATATTTTTTGGAAGAATACGAGATAAAGTTAAAAGATTAATTTGTGATAGTATTGATAAAGGTGATTCTGATGTTGAAATGAGTAATAAAATAAATAAAGATACATCTGAAATAGAAGAATTGAAGCATGAAATTCAAGAAGAAGAAGGAAATTATAATTTTTATAATAATAGACAATTAGTTAAAAAAATTCAGATGAATTGCTTTCATGAGAATACAGATATTTTAACTATAGATGGTGTAAAAAAATTAAAAGATGTTCAAATTGGTGATTTAGTTTATTCAATAAATAAAGAAACTAAAGATCTTGAGATTAAACCAGTTGAAAAAATATATAGTTATGATTTTAATGGATATTTAAATAGAATTAAAAAGAGAGTTGTTGATATTGCAGTAACAGATGAACATAAAATGCTTAAAGTTAGTCGTAAAACAAATAAAATAAGTACAATTTTGGCTAAAGATTTTATTAACAATAGTGTAAATGTTACACCAATACATAATAGTTTGTCTAATAATTACGAAGATTTTATTTATTTAAATGAATATGTTGATATGTCAAATTATAATTATTATTTAAGATATACAGAAAATGACTTGAGATATGTAAAAAAATCTATTTCTCATTTAGATGTTGAATTGAAGCAGTGTAATAGTATACCTAATGTGGCTTTTGTTAAAAATAATATATCAAATAATGTTATTAAAGATTTATATGATTGTGGATATGAAGTATTAGTTAAGCCAAAACGAAGTAATAAAACAATGCTACAGAAGTGTAGAATTGATACTAATATATTATCTAAGTATATTGGATATTATATTGCTGAAGGTAGTTTATACATAAGTGACGAAAAGAGTTTTAAAAGCTCAAAACGGGGTATTACTAAAAAAATACAAATTGCTCAAAATAAAAATATAAATCCAGATTTTTATTCTGAAATATGTCAATGTCATAAAGAAATATTCAATTCATATTTTAAAAATGCAAAATCAATTAATGCTTGTTCTGATTTAATGTTTGAATTTATTGATAGAAATTTTGGGTCAAAATTCCAAAAGAAATTATATCCAATGGTAAATAAATTAAATAAAAAACTTGTATTTAAGACAATGTATAATGGAGATGGCACAAAGGGTAAAAAATTATATACAATAGCATCAAAAAATTTATTTCTAAAAGATGATATTATGAAATTATTACTTGAAATTGGGTGTGTGCCTAGAGAAAAAATTTATTCTGAATATGATGATTGTCATAGAATAAGATGGACTGATACAAATATATCATTGAAAAATAAAAATGAAAATTATAATAAAGAAAGATATATAGGTAAAGTATATAATTTAACAGTCACAGATAATCATACAGTTTGTGTTGGTGAAAATGGCAATTTTATGTGGACAGGTCAAAGTCTATACGGGGCATTAGGAACGCCATATTTTCCATTCTATAATTTACATAATGCAATGGCAATTACACTATCAGGACAAACAGTCATTCGGTATTTAACAGACAATACTAATAAGTATTTGAAAATGAAATATAAATTAAAAAATGATTTGTCGGTATTATTGGATACTGATAGTGTAGATGGTAACACAAATATAAATACTTCAAATGGTGATATTAAAATATCTAAATTATATGAAAAATGTTCTTCTATTAATGAATACTCAAATGGTAAGTTTATTGGAACTTTAGATGAAAATGTTTATGTTGATTCATTAAATAAAGATAATAATAATATAGAAAAAAATAAAATTAATTATGTAATGAAGCATAAAATTAAAAAAAAGATGTTTAAAATTAAAGTTAACAATAAAGAGATTATTTGTACTGAAGATCATTCTATTGAGGTTAGACGAGATGGTATAATACAATCAATATCCCCTAAAAATATCAAAAAAACAGATAAGATTATATTAAAGGTGGTTTAATAAAGAATTGGGCTTTGATGTTCTAATAGTGTGGGAAGACGAATATTATGATAATAAAGATATTGTAATTGAAAATTGTATAAATTTTTTAAGAGGTTAAAAATGCTTATTGAAACTAGCGATTTTGAAATTGAATCCTTGGGTATAATAGAACAAGATGTTTATGATATAGAAGTTGAGAACAATCACAACTTTTTTGGAAATGATATTTTAGTTCATAATTCTAACTATTTATGTTTTGATGAATTAATTCAAAAATTGGGGTTAAATTTTAATAGCAATCAAGAATTTCTTGATTGGGCGTATAAATTTATTTCAGATGTGTTAGATCCATTTTATGAAAAAATTCTTGGTATTTTTGCTGAAAAATATGGTGTTCCCCAATTAATAAAATTCAAGAGAGAAAAAATTGCAAGTTCGATGTTAATTCTTGAAGGTAAAAAGAAATATGCACTTGAGGTTTTAGATAATGAAGGTGAAGTATACAAAGAACCTAAAATTAAAGTTACTGGGATAGAGGTTGTTAGAACAAGTACACCATTATTTTGCAGAAATGAATTAAAAGAAGCATTAAGTTTGATATTTAAAACTAAGGATAAAGAAACTTTATTGAATTTCATAAAACAAACAAAAAAGCAGTTTAATAAACAAAAAATTGAAGATATTTCATTCCCAAGAGGTGTTTCAGATTATAAGAAGTATGCAAAACCTATTAATAAATATTTAAAAAATGGGATCATTTATCCAAAACATATACCAATAGCAAATAGAGCTTCAATAAATTATAACTATATTGTAACTAAATATTCTTTAAATAATGAGTTAATAGATAATGGATCTAAAATAAAATTTATTTATATAAAACCTGATAATTTATTAAATCAAAATATAATAGGATATATTGGTAATTATCCTGAAAAATTTAAGGAATTATTTGAAATTGATTATAGATTACAATTTCAATTATCATTTCAAAATGTAATACAAAGATTTTTTGATGTATTGGATTGGGGGAGAGATTAACTTTGCATCAAATAAATTAAATAAATTTTTTAAATAGGAGGTAAATTTGAGTTTATTAGATAAGATTATGAGTGTTTCAAAATCAAAATATTGTAATGTTTTGTCTGAAAGTGATGTGTTTCATAAAAAGTGTAAAACCTATAATTACAGATGTTCCTATTATGAATATTGCACTTTCAGGAAGTGTTACTGGTGGTATGAAGCCAGGAATTTTACAGATAGCAGGAGAATCAAAACATTTTAAAACTTTATATGGTCTTAAACTTGTATCTCAATTTCTTAATGATAATGATGATGGTGTGTGTGTTTTTTATGATACTGAATTTGGTACTAATGAGAGTTATTTTGATAGATATAATATAGATAAGAATAGAATTGTTCATATTCCAACTTCCAATGTTGAAGTATTAAAAACAGAAATTACAAATTTATTGGATATGTTAAAGAAAGAGAAAAAAACACAAAAGGTTATGATATTTTTAGATTCACTTGGTAATTTAGCATCAAAAAAAGAAATTGAAGATGCACTGAATGAAAAATCTGTTGTAGATATGACACGAGCTAAACAAATTAAAAGTTTATTTAGAATAATAATGGTTGATATTAATCTTTTAAAAATTCCAATGGTTGTTGCTAATCATACATATAAATCACAATCATTTATACCAATTGATGTTGTTTCAAGTGGAACAGGTGCATATTATAATTCAGATGACATCTGGATAATTAAAAGAAAGCAAAATAAAGATTCAAAAGAAATAGTAGGATATGAATTTAAAATTGTGATAGAAAAATCAAGATTTGTGGTAGAAAAATCTGAGTTTCCAATTAATGTTTTTTGGGAAGATGGCATCCATAAATATAGTGGACTTTCTAAAATTGCTTTAGATGGTAACTTTGTTAAATTAGATAAAGATACTGATTCTAAGGGTAATCCTAAAATTTATAGATATAAAGATATTTTTACATATGTTAAGACTGAAGATATAGATTCAGAATTTTGGGAAGAAGTTATTAAAGATGAAGAATTTATTAAATATATTGAAAATAAATATTCACAAAAAAATTAAATAAAGGATAAATTGGAATGAACATACCATCAAAAAAAGATCTTAAAATAGTTCCATTTGATATGTTGATAGAAGAGATAAAAGATAGATGTGAAGCTGGTTTAATTGTAGCTATGTACAAAAAAGATGTTAAAAAAGATATTAATGACAATTGGTCTGTTATAACTTATGGTGATTTTGCAAAGATAAATTTGTTAAAAGATTATGTTAATAGAGTTATTGACTATGATATAGATAGTATTGTTTATGGTGGAATTGCTCCAAAATAAACATCTCCTTTTGAGTTAAAAAATATTATTTTTAGTTAAGTTAAATTTGTATAGGAGATTATTATCAATCCAATATTTTTTGAAAAGGTTTTATTAAAATTAATACTAACAGATAAGGAAGTTAAAGATAAAGTTTTTCCTTATCTTGTTAGTGATATTTTTACAAAATTTGAATCTAAGGCAATAACAGAAGCAATCTTCAAACACAATTCTAAATTTGGTGATGTTCCATCAATAAAAGAATTAAAGGTTATATTTTCCAAAGAAGATAATAAAGAAACATATGAATCATTAGAAGAAATTTCATCTATTGATTTAAGTGAATACAAAAATGAATTTCTAATAGATCAATTAGAATCATTTTTTCAAAATAAATTAGCTTGGTATGAATTATCAAATGGTGTTGAGTTATTAAAAGAAGGAAAAGTTGAAGATCTTAATTTAACATCTGAGAGAATAAAAACAGCAGTTAATTTCAGTTTTAATTCTAATATTGGGTTAAATCCTTTTTCAGATGCAGGTATTAAAAAGATGTATGAACATATACATCAAGTTAATAATGTTATTAAAACAGGGTTAAATGATTTTGATAAAATTTTAAATGGTGGTATTCATGTACCATCATTAACTGTTTTGATAGCAGAATCTAATATGGGTAAATCTTTAATAAAATCGGCTATATCAAGTAATCTAATAACTCAAAATAAGAAGGTATTATATCTACATGGTGAGTTGTCTGAACAATATATGGCAGAAAGAATGGTTCGGAATATTTTAGATTTAAGTGGTGAAGAATTAAAATCTTTAACCGAAGATTCATTTTTTAAAAGATTTAAGGAAGTTGCTAAAAATATTGGAAACAATATTATGTATAAGAGATTTTCACCAGGGTCTACCAATGTTAATCATATAAGACAATTAATGAGAGATTATGAGATAAAACACAAGTTTGTTCCTGATATTATTATGTTAGATTATTTAGGATTGTTTGCTCCTATGGGGGTTTCTGTTAATGCAGGAAGTAATGAAAAGGGTATTGTTAAATGCCAAGAGCTACAAGGTTTTATAGCAGATTATAATATACCAATATTAACATCTGCACAATCAAATAGAAGTGGTTATGGTAAGAGTAAATTAGATCCTACAAACATTGCAGATGCTATTGGTATCTTTGCTGAAGCCGATGCTGTTGTTGGTGTTACACAAACAGATGAACAAAGGGAAATGCCAATACCATTGTATACATGGGATTTAATGAAATCAAGATTTGGTATTAATAAAAAATCAATCACTATTGGTATAAATTATGAAAAAATGGGATTGATAAATGTTGGTGATGAAGATGAAGATATGTCTAAAATTAAATCAGAAAACGATAAACAGATTGTTGATAAAGCTACAAAAGATATAAATGATAAAATTAAATCAAATAAAAAATCTAAAAAATTCTTTGAAATAGAGGAGTGGTAAAATGGAAAGTATTTTTATAGATCAATTATCGACTAACCACAATGAAGATGTTCTTTGTGGTGAGATGGATAAAAAATTCTTTTATTCTTGCTTAGATTTTTATAACTATGAAGTTGATAGTGTGCTACATAAAAAAATATTTACAGAGCAAAAGGAGGAATTTAATTATGTTTTGAGAAAAATTAAAGAACATTTTGATATACCTATTTATAAATCAATTTTATATCTTGAAAAAGATTTTATGAGTGTGTATGATTTACTTAATACGCTTGATGAAACTAATATATATACATTAAAATGTGAGTTATCTAAAAAACACAATAAAAAGATGAATATTAATATAATGTTAAAAAGGTTTTTTACTGATGCTGAAGAGTAGTTCTTTATTAGTTTTTTCGATTTATCATAATGTTAATAAAGTAATAAAAAGAAAAAAATATAAGGATACTGATTTATTTAAATTGGTTTATCCTAAATTATATGAATCAAATTCTTATAATAAGCATAATTGTATTAGGATTTATAATGATATTGAAAATAATTTTTATACATATAGAGATTTTTTAATTACTTTATTGTATCAATATATTTTTACTAATAAATCAATACAGCTTAAAAATATAAATGAAAAATTGATTATAAAAACAAGTTTGTTGTTTGGTAAAAAAGAACTAGAAAAAAATAAAAAAATTGTACTATCTATAAATAAAAATACTATTTTTAATACATTACAAGATTATTTTAAAATTAACAAGGATAAAGAGAGTTATGTATATCTATTAATAAAAAATAAATATATTTCACCCATTTTTTGGATTAAATATGATTATTTATTTGATGAAAATGGACAAAAATATATTGAATCTCAAGAACATTTTAGATTTAGAAAAATCTGTAAATATATTAAAAGTCATTATTAATAATGGAGGTTGAAATGGCTAAAAAAAGAAGATTTGAAGTTGATTGGGAAGAGATAGAAAAGGAAGAGCAAAAATTAGAAGAACCTATTAAGGGTGGATATTATAATGATCCACGGTTTTATAAGGTTAAACTAGATGCCGATGGTAGATTTCTTGCAACTATTAGATTTTTACCACCTGCTAAAGGTGAGGGAGTTGCACGAGTTCCATATATATCTCATTTTTTTAAACGTCTAATGGTGTTTATTCTGAATTATGCCCTAAAACAATAGGGAAAAAATGTCCTGTATGTGAGAAAACATATGAAGTTTATACGGAATATGGTAAGGAATTAGCAAAAAAGAAAAATGATGATATGTATCAAAAGAATTATTGGATTTCTAACATTTTAATTCTTGAAGATTCACAACATCCTGAAAATGAAGGAAAAGTATTTTTGTGGAAATATGGTAAGACTGTCCATGATATTATTGATGATGCTAAAGATCCTAAAGATCCAGATGATGAAAAAATAACAAAACCATTTTTCATTTTATGAAGGTGCTAATTTTAGAATTAACGCATATGAGAAAAAATATATTCAGTATGATAGATGTAAATTTAGAAAAGTTTCTGAGTTGTATGATGGAGATGATGATAAAATTGAAGCTGTTTATAAATCAATATATCCATTGAGTGAATTTAATGCTGAATCACATTTTCCTAAATATGAAGAACTTGAAACTAAGTTGAATAGAGTTCTTGGTCTTGGTGATGAAAGCAATGATGAAACAGACGATACGAATGAATCAAATTCTGAATTTGATTCACTTGTTGAAAAGGTTGAAGAGCATGACCATGCAGATGAAGATTCGGATGATGGATTTTTTAATGATGATAAGAAAACATCTGAAAATAATGATTCTAAACAATCTGAAGAATCCCAACCAAAAAAAGAAGATACTGATAAGGTTGATCTTAATGAAGTTGACAATGAGACTGATTTTTTTAATGCAATAAGAAATGAAGATTAATTAATCATTGGATGGAAGTGTAAGATTAATTCTATCTTACACTTCCATATTTTTATATGAATCAAATAGATACATATTTATTAAAAAAATACATAAAAATTGTATTAGATATTTACCATAAAGAGCGAGTTGGTAATAGTGATAGATATAATTTTAGGTGTAATATATGTGGTGATAGTAAAAAAAATTCACATAAAAAAAGAGGTTGGTTTTTAACTTATAAAAATAAATATATTTTTAAATGTTTTAATTGTGGTATAAGTAAACCTGCTAAATATTGGTTAAAGGAATATTATCCTGAATTTTATAATCAATACATTCAAGAAGCGATGGTGTTGAATAATAATGATTATACTGAAAGTAAACCAAAAGTAAAAAAGCATAATAAAAGGATAAACAATAAATATAAGGATTTTATATCAAATAAAAAATAATCCACAAAATGATTTAGTAAAAGATGCTGTTTCATTTTGTGATAAAAGAAAAATATTTAAACAATATTATGAAAAATGGTTTGTTGCGATTGATGGAAAATATAAAAATAGAGTAATAATCCCAATTTTTAATAAAAATGGTAAAATAATTTTTTGGCAAGCACGAGCATTATTTAAGTGTAAAAAGTAAATATTTAAATTGTTTAGAATCTACAGATGTTGCAATAGCAGGTCAATTAGAATGTGTTGATAAAAATAAACCTATAATTGCAGTTGAAGGATATATTGATTCATTGTTTATTGAAAATTCAATTGCCACTATGTCAACTAATTGGAGTGATGAAATACAAAGTAAATTAGATGAATTAGATGTATATTATCTTATAGATTATGATGGTGACAATAAGCAAGTTAGAAAAAGAAAATTAAATTTATTAAATAATAATAAATATGTGTACAATTGGTATAAATATTTAAAAGACAATATACTTCCCAATAGAGAAAAGTGGGATATTAATGATTTGTTTATATATTTAAATAGAAGAGAAAAGTTCAATTTTGATTATTTTAAGGATTGTTTTACAAACAATCCACTAGATAGTATTTATTTTTAGAGGAATGATTATGAGTTTATATTCAATATTAAAATCAAATTATAAATTAATGAAAAGCATTAATGATACTTCACATCCACAGATAATAAAATTATCAAATCATTCAAGTTTGGATCATTTAAGTGTAATATTAAAATTTTTAAATTCAATAAAGTTTAAGGAAACTTTATTTATTAGTTTAGATTCTAATTTTTGGGATAATACTTTAATTAAATTAATTGAAGATAAAAATTATAATTTTAATCTTGAGTATAGTGTTGTTTCACAAATTAATCAATTAGATAACAACAAATTTGATGTTATAGTTATATATCCATATATGCAATTGACTCCACAACATTATTCT